ATCGCCCTAAACTCTTATATACCAACACTTTAGGTCAAAACAATATCATCCTCCGATACATAATACTTATCATTAGCATGATTAAGCACCAAATACATCGGAGGATTAGTCTTATCTGATACGTCAATGATAATAACGTCCTCATCCTGCATAATATCATGAACAATATTACCAATCTGATACATCATACCCTCTTGTAAACTGTAGTGATAATGTCTTGGTTATTCTTATAGAACGAACGCACCTTCACCGATGATTTAATCTGGTCTTTCGGATACTTCTGGATATACTCCCAAGCATCCTTAATGTGTTCATTTGTCCAAATCCGACCGATAAAGTCACCAACCCGCACAGTAAACGCAATATCAACAGTGCCACTCTTGTTAATCACCAGAAACAGGAACACAATATCTTTTTGTTCATCCGTGATACTGTGATACTTGCTAGGGTCAATCCACTGCAAGTCCTGCTGTTTCTTGCACTCAACCAAACATCCCAACAAATCATTAGAATAGTCATACAGAATATGGCTATCCCTCTTCCATCCGCTATGCCGTGTGAGAATATCATGGAGCATCTGCTCTTTTCCGCCACGACCCTTCAGATTGAGTGAAGAAATCGCTTCAACATTCATGCTGCTAATCGGACACATACTTAGTCCCCACTGGTTGGTTAGCAGTCGCCAGTATACATTAGTATCGAGCATTGTCAATACTTTCTTGAAGTTTTCTCTAAATCCTTGTCGTATAAGAGTTTACGAGAAACGCGGGCGGCGGGCCTCGCCCTAAACTCTTGGCTTGCAAGAACTTAGAGCGAGAACCCTTTTCACCACCACGAGAAAATCAGAAGAGAAGACTAGCCAAGCCGGTCTTGAATGCTGCACCAGCCAGCAATGGCCTACGGCAGTTCACCGTACGTTCAGCATAGAAGTTGCGAATCTTACCATCAGCAGTCTGGCACGTTACCAGATGGTTAGTACGCACAAACTGGCTATCATGGCGACGATAGTTGCTACGAGCATTGAGTCTGCGAATAGCACCTTCATCAAGAGTATGAACACTCAGCACCTTCGCAAGAAAACGCTCAGGATCACCAGCGTTAGGCTGAAGATATTCAAAGTTATAGAACTCTCCAGCCTTAGCAGTAGAGAGTGAACCATGCACACCACCATAGATGCCATACGCGGCAAACATAGCGAGGCAGCAAACAACAATCGTAGCAATCGAACCAAACAGAATCACATCGTTCATAGAAACCCTTTCGTGTAGTGAAACCAACCTTACTGAACCCATTCTACAGTATATTATCGGCATGTCAAGCCCCATCTCTTGAAAAAATCTTTTGTGTTGCAAGTCTTTGTGGCGTAAGAGTTTGCGAAAAATGCGGCCGGCCACCCGTGCCGCAAAGTCTTATGCAGCAAGGGTTTGTGGCTCACTCAAAATCTACGAAGATAATCTGGTTGTATCCTCGCGGCTTCACAGTATATCCGTCACCATAGTCATAGGTATCGGCTTTGACCGCAGTCATATTAGCCAATGCCTTAGCCTGTCGAATCACACTACGCTGAGATTCAGGGTTCCGAGGAGTAAACTCGTAACGCTTGACCCAACCATAGTTAGCCTCACCACCAAACGTATCCGTAACAGTAACAACGCACGATGCCATCTTTTTCTCCTTGTTATTACCAACCACTACGACGAAACTCATCAGCCTCTTCCTGTTCTTCCCAACGCTGACGCCGAGTCACCGGAGGGCCATAGCCATTATTGAACGCTTCACGGGCAGCATCATATCCGTCATCGCTACCATAGAAACCAACTTCACAGTGTTCCTTGCACCGTGAGCAAATATCACCCATAACAATCCGAGCATTGCAGCAATCACTAGTCATCTTCTTTCCTCTTTCTTTCTTCTCTTATATCGACATTCTACACGACCAAACTTTAGTTGTCAAGCCTAATCTTCTTTCCACGGATACGGCTCAACATAAGGCCCATAGTAATCGTGCAGATACTTGAATCTCTCATCATTACGATAGGCATAATCTTTGCGAAACTCATCAACCCTGCATTGATACAACACAAGATTAGTGATTTTATCATGGTAGTATTCTTTCACACCCTGTTTGGTGACCAGTTTAAAACAACCATCACCAAAATCAAGAATAGTACCCCATAAATCTTCACCATCATAGGTAAAGTTAATGGTATTACTAAGCCAAAACGGACTATACGGATTACTCATCTTTCTCTCTTTCTTCTACTTCTATTATCGACATTTTACCAGATACAACTTGAGAAATCAAGCGAAATCTTTTATTTTGTTCTAACTCCTTACTGGTAAAGAGTTTACGTCAAACGCGGGCGCGGCCTTGCAGCGTAAAGTCTTACGCCACAGGGCTTTAGATCACTTAGCCTTAGAGTCATTCATTTTCTTTAATGCTTCCACAATCATAGGGATTCCATAGAGCATTTTTCACCCCATAAGAAAAGTTGCGATACAACCACAGATAAACGCCACAGAGAGCACAATCTTATCCTTATTGGTCATTTTACTTCCTTACTGGAAAAACAAGATCACAAACAAGCCAAACACACACAGAACCAACAACAAGTCCCACACCGAAACTATTCCAGTCTATATAGATATCGGCCATCCTTGGCTCCCTTCTTTAAAGATTTATATCCAGAGTTTCCATAGCCCAGGAGATAAAACACCCTAGACCAATAATCCCGACAATCCCCACAAACCACAACAGGATTTCACTCATATCTGCACCATTCTACCTTTCCAAGTGTTTTCTGTCAAGAGCCGACTATCCTGCTGACTACAGCACCGTCAGCGAGCCGACTAGTTCGGCTGAGACAGGTGAATGGTCAATCCCTCGCACTGTTCCAGATAGCATGACCTATACTTACCCTCTTCGATCTTCACGATCATCAAATGTCCCTTGGGCTTGTCATACACTCGACGAACCTCACCCGCAAAGTCCTTACCATGATACTTGAAACTCACGTTGTCATGACGCACAGGAACCAGCACAGCATCGCTCATATCTTCTCCTCGTTGTTGAATACCACCAAGTCTACATCTATTATCGGCATTTGTCAAGGGTTGGCATTAGAAAAAAGTTTTTGTGCTAACTCGTTTGTCTACAAGAGTTTAGGAAAAAGGCGGGCGGCCGGCCTCGCCGCAAAGTCTTATGCGGCAAGGCTTTAGGCTCAGACGGGAGCAACCACCCAATCGGGGGTCACGATCATCCGATCCTCGAACGGAGTACCGTCGCTGAGGAACCATTCGTAGTTCTTCTGGTACACTCGCACCGGGCTATACTTGTTGATACGATCCTTCGTGGTGCTTGTATGCCAGCCGCCGCTATTGAGCATCACGCTATCATCCGGATAAATCACCACCACATTAGTACCATGCAGTTCGATGGCAACGCTACCATCGGCCTGAATGTATGCGTAGGTATTGTTGCCAATCTTACGCTGGCCCCGGTTACGCTTTCCGAGAACCATCTTAGTCGCTTGTGCGTGAGTCATGTTCTTTCCTTTGGGGTGATGTTCTTATATCGACATTATACAGTCTAGCCTTTAGGTGTCAACAAGAAAATAAAAGATTCTTGGGATTGTTCTAAGGTCTTGAATCTAAAGAGTTTGCGTCAAATGCGGGCGGCCCGCCTCGCCGCAAAGTGTTATGCGGCAAGGCTTTAGGCTCAATCGTCGTAACTTCCGTAGCCGTCATCACTATGGAAATCCTCACGATCATCATCGCCATAGTATCCGTAGTCCTCATCGGTTCCCCAGCCGCACGAACTCATGGCACTATCATGATCGCCATCCATACTATCATCGTAGTTATCATCCCATTGGTCGATCATTTCATCAGCGTCCAGATCATCGCCGTAGAAATCGTCATGGTCATCGTAGTTATAGTCCACGTTATCATCCTCATAAGAGTTATCGGGATCGAACAGGGGATCGGGGTGACTCATCTTATTATATCTTCTCAAAGAATAGGGGTATAACTAGTAAAGACAGAAACAGCTATTGTGAACGATACCACTAAAATCAAAATCATCTCTTTATCGTTTTGGTGCATCTTTTGCTTTCTATAAAAGGTAGTTTACCAGAAAGATAATCTCTGTCAAGCCTAAAAAACATTGGCCCAAAAAGGTTCATTTGGACACACATCGTCAACGATACCGACCACTTCTGCCCAATCCCAGTAGTTGATTTCCAGATCGGGATCGTCAATCGGTTCGATCATCGGCTCAAGAATACCCTGCTCCGCAAGGTCGGCCAGGATACCGTTCACATCGTCGAAGTCGTTGAGCATCGTCGTTCTCCGTTGGGGTGATGCACTGATTCTACAGAGTATTATCGGCTTGTCAACCCCCTTTTCTTGAAAAATCTTTTTTGTCGCAACTCTTTTGCTGATAAGAGTTTATGTCAAGCCGGGCCGGCCGCGTTCGCCGTAAAGTCTTACAGCGTAACGCTTTGCGTCAACCCCTCCATCCGAAGGGGGAAAGTTCCTCGCCGCAGGCCAGAATCGCAGCATACTGCTCGGCCAAAGCGGCCTTGCGTTCGGACGAACCGGGCTTGCCAACAGGTACGATCATGGTATCTTCACCCCCATTGTAGCGGGGGTCAACCTTTTCAGGCTTGTTCTTGCTTCCTTTGCGGAGAGCCTTGCGGTTGAACTTGTGAACCTTTTCGCTGTGGATCGGGCCGTACACACCATCGGCAAGTGATGGCTGATGCCGTGTTGCCATTCCGAGAAAGCACATGCGAGCCTGTCGCTTGGCATCTTCGATGATCTTGAACTTAGTGGCCATTGTCGTTTTCCTCTTGGTGGTAGTGATGAACGTATTTTACAGAAACTTTTTTACCGCGTCAACCCCTCTAGCGAAGGGTGGTCAGTCCCTTGAAGTGAGAGAAAAGAAGAATCAAATCCCTGCCAGGATACTTGTCGTCGATATACTTCTGTGCAGTCATTTTCCGATTGTCGGTAGAGCCAACGAACTGCACGACCGCACCATTCTCATCGACCACCTTCCACACCTTTTTCTGTACGATCTTAGGAAGGCTACTGATGAAGTCGTTGATATGAGTTGCTTTTTCCATTTTTTTCTCTCTTTCTTTCTTATATCGACATTATACCATGGTATTCTTGAGCGTCAAGCAAAAAGTTTCCTTAAAAGATCGTAAGGTTCGTAAGTCGTTGATGCGTAAGAGTTTACGAAAAACGCGGCCGGCCCGCCTCGCCGCAAAGTCTTATGCGACAAGGCTTTAGGTCACGTTGCGTGAATGAAAACCTTTTCGCTCGTGGTCTGATTCGTGATGGTCACGATCCAGTTACGACCACTACCATCCTCACGCATGATAGCATTGACAAGGCCAGCGTATACCCTGCCCTTCGGATCTATCACACTAGTATACTTGCCAGCGATCATAGACGCGAAGATAGTGTTGAGGCTGTTCTTTCGATTAGCATAAGCAGTGCCAAACATTTCTTTTTCCTTTGTGGTGATGAATCTATTTTACAGAAATCTTTTTGTTTGTCAATCCCCTCTTAAGGGCGAGCCTAGTTGCTCATCCATGACGCTACCGTAGAGAGATCATCGGCCATTTCGACCGTCGATCCATCGGCCAGACGAACATTCCACACGTTACCTTCATCAAAGTGCCAGCCAACGATCACACCAGAAACACTATCTACAACCACCTTATCGCCAATCTGGAACATCTTGCATTCTCCTCTTTCTCTCTTACTCTTATATCGACATTATACCATACCCATCTTGAGTGTCAACAAAAAAGTTTCCTTACAATACCGTAAGGTTCGCAAGTGCTTACAGGGTAAGAGTTTACAGCAAACGTGACCGCCCCGGCTCGACGTAAAGTCTTTAGCCATAAGGGTTTAGGTTCAACCGATCCTTTCGGCCATAACCTTTCCAGCCTTGAACCGCACCACCCTACGCTCCCCGATCATCACACTCTCGCCCGTTCGCGGATTGCGAGCCTTGCGAGGAGCAGTCACCTTTACAGTGAACACGCCGAAGTTTCGCAGTTCGATACGTCCCGTTGTAGCGAGCGTTTCGATCATGCTGTCAAGCGTAGCCTGCACAATCTCACGAGCCTGATCGCCCGTCACGCCAACCTTCTCCGCGATACCCTCAACCATGCTTCGCTTCGTTCCAACCATTGCTATCTTCTCCAGTGGTGTGATGCTCAGATTATACCTAATCTTTTTCAGTCTGTCAATCCCCCCTTATATGGGGATCATGAGACGCCCATCCACGATGCCTTTTCCATACAGAAGTTATAGAACATATCGTTCAATACTTCTTCGTAGTTGCTGTCCGTAAGCCTACGTCGATCCATCGTAGCGTCACACTCAGCAAACAGCCTACCATCTGGCGTGAACAGTAGCACCACATTGTACGTTTCGCTACCCCAGATAGCCTTGAGAACATCATTCACTTTGTTCTTATCCATCATACCCTCTCTTTCTTTCCCTTATATCGACATTATATCATACTTTTCTTGAGACTTCAATAGGATTTTTGCTGAAAGTTTCGTAAGGTTCATAAATCCTTATGCGACAAGAGTTTACGGCAAACGCGGCCGCCAACGCTCGATGTAAAGTCTTATGGTACAAGAGTTTACATCAAAGGGGGTTTTTTCATTTCCACTGACTCCCAATAAAAAACCGATAAAAGCCCCCGGTGGTCTAGACAAAACTCCAACCTTATAAACTAATTGGCCAGTTTAATAGCCATTTTCCACAAACTTATAAAAAAAAGCAAGCACCAAATTGATGCTTGCCTCTTTTCAAACTATGATTCATTAATTATGCTAATAGTTATATTTTACCCATTGATTATTATAGTAACCATAGTTTATTACGGAGGGATAATAATTGTATCTATAAGTATTATAGATTACAGGAACATATATTAGCCTATTTTCCACAGTTGTTATCATCCTATTCTCCTGCACAATCACAGGAACATAAAATACATTATTTGAAACTTGATACGATGGAACTATTGGTTGTTGATACGCATATGCTACTGGCTGAGAATAATGCTGAAAATAATCACAAGAATACGCAATATTACAGCTAATAATACAAAATACAAAAAATAATAAATTTTTCATATCAACTATCATTTGCAACAGAAACATCATTAATAACAGGATTCTTCCTTGGACGGCCCCTTGGCTTATTAATTCCTATTTTTCTTCTTTGGCGACGAATCATAGCTGTTGATACAGTTTCACCCGTCATACTGCTTAATTTTGCGGCCAATGCCCCATCACTATACGCATTAAGATTATCTTTAATATACTGAAGTTCAGTGGCTGTCCATTTTTTATATGTTTTCATAAATTAGTTCCTTTTGACAAAAAGTGTACTTTAACTATAATATATTAGATCAAACTTCATCAAAGGCAAGAAAAAATGACTAATGAACCTATAATTCCTTCTGTTTTAACAGTCAAATCTATTGGAGTAGATGTTTCAAATGATCTTAAAATTGATCAAACCAAAAGTATTGCACAATGCTTATATGACCAAAATAATACAACAAAGATAATATCTAGTGAAAAAAAACAACAAGAAGAAAATAATAAAGAAGAAGAATAAAGATAACTTATATGGTGTTAATGAACAAGACTTTTTAAATGTTATAGATATAATAACAAAAAAATTGGCCTATAAATTTAAATTTGGATATCATGATATTGATGATATGCGCCAACAAATAACCATATTTGCTATTGAAGGATTAAAAAATTACGATCATAATAGGCCCCTAGAAAATTTTCTATGGACCCACGTTCGTAACAGATTATTTAATTACAAAAGAGACAACTATCAACGACCCAACAAACCCTGCTTAACTTGTCCTTTTTATGATCAGTATTTAAAAAATAGTAATAGTAATTGTTCAAAATATAAAAATAAAAATGATTGTGATCTATTCTATAAATGGTTAAATCGTAATACTAATAAAAAAAATCTTATGCATCTAACAACAATAGATGATATTAAAGATTATGGTAACGTATTTGAAACCCCCACCGACTCTGCTCAAGATGTTGCAGTTAAAGAGATTCTAGAAAAGATAGAAGATAAACTTAATGGAGAATTAAGAGAAATTTATCTTAAACTTAAAAATGGAGTAAGAGTTAATAAAGCTGATTCTGACAAATTATTTAATCATATTAAAAACGACATATTAGATAGTAATAACGATGAGTAAAAAACGCGGACAACTAAGTTTAGAAGAAGAAAAATTTATCAAAGATAATATTGATTCTTTAACTATAGAACAGATGGCCACCCACTTAAATCGTAACGAAAGTCCCGTTAAACGTTACATAATTGAAAATCAACTTTATATTAATGATGATACTAAAAACGAATATAATACACTGAAACAAAAGCTTCATAGTAAAACATTCTGGAAAGAAATTTCTCGTCAATTTGATAGTGAGAGTGGGGAATTAGAATATTTTGAAGAAATATGGATAAATTTAATCAAACAATTTCGAGAAGATGTTTTGCCCGCCGAAGAACTTCAGATTAAACAATTTATCACCATAGATATTCTTATTAACCGAAGCATGAAAGAAAGAAAACGTCATATTAGTGAAACTGAAAAATTACAAAAGCTTGTTGATAAAGAATATGAAAAACCTGAAGATCAAAGAGATATTAATAGATTAACCAATTTAGAAAATCAGCTTAGTTTCGCACGAAATAGTGTGGCAAGCTATACAAATGAATATACTAAATTATTATCCGAGTATCAAAAAATTAGTAAAGATCTTAAGGCCACCCGTGAACAACGAATCAAAAGAATAGAAGACGGAAAAAGTAGCTGGGTAGGTTTGATACGAATGCTAGAAGAAGAAGATGTTAGGGAGAAAGAAGGAAGGGAAATGGCCATTTTAAGCATGGCAACAGACAAGGCTCGCTCTCAATTATATAATTATCATGAATATCAAGATAATAAAGTAGATATTCCAATATTAAATGATGAAAGTATAACATCAAGAGATGACCATGAGAAACTATAATGATCCACAATATAAACAATGGAGAAAATTAATCAAAACACGAGACCACAATACTTGTCAGTGGCCCAATTGTAATAGTCGTAAAAAAATTCACGCCCATCATATTAATAAGTGGGCCGATTTTCCCGGCTTAAGATATCATCCTCTTAATGGTATTTGTCTCTGCAAAATTCATCATGATTATATTAAAAATAACGAAGAATCATACGTTGGTTTTTTTCAACAACTATTAATGAATAAACAAAATCAATTTAAAAAATAATATGGCTACTAATCCATTTACTATTATTATCGATACTAGAGAACAACATCCCTGGGAGTTCCCAGAATTTGCTGTTGCTAATAAAAAGTTAGATACTGGGGACTATAGTATAGAAGGATTAGAAAATATTTTCACCATAGAAAGAAAAAGAAGCGTTAGTGAAATTGCTGGAAATATAACTGAAAAAAGATTCATAAATGAGATGGAACGAATGGTGGAATATAGGCATAAATTTATCCTTATGGAATTTACATTAAACAGTCTATTAGACTATCCGGTGGGATCAACAGTGCCAAGAAGACTATGGAATAATTTAAAAATTACTGGTAAATATATTTTAAAATCTTTAACAGAGATTAGTATTAAATATAATGTTCATATTATTTATTGTGGAAGTACAGATAATGCAGAAGAAGTGGCCTTATGTATAATGAAAAGAATGGCGGAAACATATGGCAAACAATAATGTAAAGCTTTATCAAGATGCATGGTTAGGTCTTGGTGATCTTGATAGTCTCGTTATACCAAATAATCCTATGATTGGTCGCTCAAAGATCGATATAGAAAGACCAGATCTGCATCTTTTAAGACTATTAAGAGATCCTAAATATATGGGAACAACAGTTAAACTCTTATTTAATATAGAACTACATCCTATACAAGTTGTTCTTCTTCAGGAATTTTGGGACCGTCCATTTCCTATGTTCGTTGCAACCCGTGGTTTTGGTAAAAGCTTTATCTTAGCGCTATATTCTTTATTAAAATGTATTTTTGTTCCTGGTACAAAGATAGTAATAGTAGGTTCCGCTTTTAGGCAGAGTAAAATTATTTTTGAATATATGGAAAATATTTGGAATAATAGCCCAGTTTTAAGAAGTATCTTTAGTGGTAATAATGATGGTCCAAGAAGAGATGTTGACCGATGCACTATAAGATTAGGAGATAGTTGGACGATTGCTGTACCACTAGGAACAGGAGAAAAAATCAGAGGTTTACGTGCTCATATTATTATTGCTGACGAATTTGCTTCAATATCTCCAGAAATTTATGAAACAGTAGTTTCTGGTTTCGCTGCTGTAAGCGCCAGTCCTATTCAGAATGTTAAAGAAGAAGCTCGTAAACAAGCTATGAAAGATAGTGGATTATGGAGTGAAGAATTAGAAGTTTTACAAACTAAAAAAAATAATCAAGCAATAATTGCTGGAACAGCAGACTATAGTTTTAAACATTTTGCTAGTTATTGGAAAAGATATAAAAGCATAATAGAAAGTAAAGGAGATAAGCATAAACTAGAGGAATTATTTAAGGGTGAGGTTCCAGATAGCTTTAACTGGAAAGACTATAGCATTATTCGTATTCCTTATGAATTAGTTCCAAAAGGATTTATGGATGATAAACAAGTATCTCGTTCTAAAGCTACAATACATACTGGCATATATAATATGGAATATGCTGCGTGTTTCACAGAAGATAGTGATGGATTTTTTAAACGTAGTTTAATTGAAAGTTGTGTCTGTAGCGAAAGTAAACCAGTTATTATTAATGACAAACCAATATTTTTTGATGTTTCAACATCAGGTAAACCAGATTTACAATATGTATATGGTGTGGATCCAGCATCGGAAAAAGATAATTTTAGTATAGTTATACTAGAATTACATCCGGATCATAATCGAGTAGTTTACTGTTGGACCACTAATCGTAATAATTTCAAAGAACGTCAAAAAACTGGATTAGTATTAGAGCATGATTTTTATGGATTCTGTGCTAGAAAAATAAGAAATTTAATGAAAACATTTCCTTGTGCTAAATTAGGCATGGATGCTCAAGGAGGCGGAGTAGCAATCGAAGAAGTGTTACATGATCCATCAAAACTAGATGTTGGTGAAAATCTAATATGGCCAATTATCGAAAATAAAGAAAAAGATACTGATCATGAATCAGGATTACATATACTTGAATTAGTTCAATTCGCCAGAGCAGATTGGACAGCTCAGGCTAATCATGGTTTAAGAAAAGACTTAGAAGATAAACTACTTATTTTTCCCAGATTCGATCAATTGAGTTTAGCTTTAGCTTTAGATAAAGAAAATAAAGACATAATGGAAACATCTTTTGATAATCTATATGATAGTGAGAGTGAACTTATTCTAGAAATCGAAGAACTAAAAAATGAATTGACAACTATAGTAATGACACAAACTAGCTCCGCCGGAGGAGCCAGAGATCGCTGGGATACTCCTGAAGTTAAATTACCAAATGGTAAGAAGGGTAAATTAAGAAAAGACCGATATAGTGCTTTAGTAATAGCAAATATGTTAGCGAGACAAATAAATAGAGCATCAGAACCATTAAATTATGACGTCATAGGTTCTAATCTAAGAGATAAAGGAATGAAACAGTCAGGAAATATGTATAAAGGACCAAATTGGTTTACCGAAGGAGCAAACGATAATATATATAAAGGAGTTTACAGATAGCTTGGTGTAATTTACTATAAATCTATCACAATACTAATACAATACTATTATGCCAAGAAAAAAGACCAAAAACGAAGTTATACAAGACGCTAGTCCACTAAAACCTGAAGAAGCTTACATAACATGGTCAGATGATTTGACCGATAAAAGAGAAGCTTTTAAAGAAATTGGCAAAAGCTTAGATGAATATGGATTAATAGATAAAGCCGTAGCTAATCAAAGTCGATATAGACTAGATTTTTCTAATTTAACAGGAGATACTAGCAGTCGCCCAGGATTAACTCGTAGCGATTATGATTACTTTCGACCAGAAGAAAGCATACCAACTCAACTTAAGTTAATTTTTAGAAAAGCATCTGTTATCTATGACAGAGTAGGATTAGTTAAAAATGTTATAGATCTTATGTCTGATTTTGCCAGTCAAGGAATAAGACCGGTTCATCCTAATAAAAGAATAGAAAGATTCTATCGTAATTGGTTTGATAAGGTTAATGGAGAAGATCGTAGTGAAAGATTTCTTAATAATTTATATAAAGTTGGAAATGTTGTTATAAATAAACAGACAGCTAAAATTAGTCTTAAGGTTGCAGATAGTTTATATAAAGCAGTTGCCGAAGCTGATTTTTCTATAGATAGTGAAGGATCAAAAATAGAAAAAAGAGAAATACCATGGAAATATACTTTTATAGATCCAGTATATGTTGATGTTATTGGTGGCTCATTATCTTCTTTTGTTGGAAATAAAACATATGCTATATCTTTACCAGCAGCTTTAAGAAAAGTTATTAATAATCCCAAGAATGAATCAGAACAAGCAATTATAAATCAATTACCATCTCAAGTAATTGAAGCAGCTAAAAGTAAAAAACAATATCCTCTAGATCCTAATAAAACATTAGTATTTCATTATAAAAAAGATGATTGGCAAACTTGGGCATATCCTATGATATATGCTATTATGGATGATATTAATATTATTGAAAAATTAAAATTAGCAGATTTAGCCGCTCTTGATGGAGCCATAAGTAATATTCGTATTTTTAAACTAGGTAGTTTAGAACATAAAATTGCACCAACAGCAGCCGCTGCTAGTAAACTAAGTGCGATACTAGAAAATAATGTTGGTGGTGGAACAATGGATCTTGTATGGGGTCCAGATATTGAATTAATAGAAAGTAAAACTACAGTACATCAGTTCCTAGGAGAAGCAAAATATACTCCGCATCTTAATAGTATTTATGCTGGTTTAGGAATTCCTCCGACACTAACAGGCACATATGGCGCTTCTGGTACAACTAATAATTTCATTTCATTAAAAACTTTGACACAAAGACTTCAATACGGAAGAAGAAAACTAATAGCGTTTTGGAAGCAAGAAATGATAGAGGTACAAAAAGCGATGGGCTTTAGATATCCAGCTAAAATAGAATTTGATAGAATGGATCTTAGTAATGAGGATGCAGAGAAAGCTCTATTAGTACAACTAGCTGATAGAAATCTTGTCTCCGATGAGATGCTACAAAGAATATTTGGATTTGATCCCGATCTTGAAAGAACACGTCTTAATAGAGAGTCAAGAGATAGAGATAGTGGTCGTATGGTTAATAAGTCTGGACCTTGGTATGATCCACAAGTTGAAGAATCTCTAAAAAAGATAGCTTTACAAAATGGTTTAGCAGCCCCAAGTCAAGTAGGACTAGAACTAGAAAAGAAAAAAAATGGAGAAAAAACTGGTCTAGAAATGAAAGCCCCACCAACTACAAACACTTCTGCACCATTGCCTGATATTCAAAAAGGTCAACCCCAACAAGGAAGACCAAAAAATTCTAAAGATAGTGAAAAAAGAAAGACCAAACAATTTGGACCAAGGACCGGAGCAAATATTCAATTGTGGGCTATAGCTACTCAGGATAAAATATCAGAAATTTTAAATCCAGTACTATTAGAATTTTATAGTAAAAAAAATATGAGAAGTTTATCTAGCACAGAATATGATGAAGCAGAAAGTGCTAAAACCAAAGTGTTCCTTTCTCTTGATCCATTAACTGTTATTAATGATGAAATAATTTTATCTAAATTAAATGATATAAATAATATTAAGATATCTCATATTTATAGCCATTATTTGGATTGGTCTAAAAATATCTCTATAGATTTAGATAAAGCCTTAACTTCAGAAGAACAAAAATACAATAAAGCCTATTTTTATAGCTTGGTGTATAATTCTGATATTGAATAATCCACATTAAGGATCATAATAATGATTGTATATAAATCTGAAGAAAATGATGGTTTATCTGAAGTATTATCAACAAAAGCTTGTGTTACATATGCTACATTAGCAGCTCCATCAGAGCCATTCAGCACAGAATCTGCTCCAGAACTAAAGGCCATTGCAAGTCTAGAAGATCAAGATCTATATTATGTTCAGTCTATTTTAGTTACTAGTTCTTGGAATAAAAATGATGATATTTTTGATAAAGTAGAAGTTTGGAATGCTAAAAATACACCAACTCACAAACCAACCAATTTAGAGCATGACGAAAATATTATTGTTGGTCATATTACAGCTAATTGGCCAATAACACAAGAAGGCATATTAATTAACGATAATACTTCTATTGATAGTTTACCAAATAAATTTCATATATTAACCGGTTCTGTTATTTATACTGGTTATAGTAATCCAGAACTAAAAAATAGAGCAGAAGAATTAATTAATGAAATTCAAAATGGGGAAAAATATGTTAGTATGGAGTGCTTTTTTAAGGGTTTTGATTATGGTTTAATAGATAAAAGCACTGGAAAGTATAATATACTACCAAGAAATGAAACAACAGCATATTTAACCAAACACTTAAGAGCTTATGGTGGACAAGGTGAGCATGAAAACTATAAGATAGGAAGAGTATTAAGAGATATAACATTCTCTGGAAAGGGATTTGTTAATAAGCCAGCTAATCCAGAAAGTATAATCTTTAATTCAGATAATTTAAAATTTGGTAAGGCTAGTATTAGTAATAGAGAAAAAAACGATAGTTTTAAAAAAATAGGTGTATCTTCAAATCAAGCAAATACTCAGGAGAATAATATTATGAGTTTAGAAAAACAAGTTGCCGAAATTTTTGAAAAAATTGAAAATATTAGTACAAATACTAATGCTTTAGTTGAAGCTAATAATACAATAGCCCAACTTAAGAATCAATTAAGCGCAGCTGAAACAGCTGTAGCCGCTAGCGATGAAAACATGCAAAAAATGAAAGCTGAATTTGATTCAGTATTAGCTGCTACAACAGAGACTCAAACAAAAGCAAATGAAGAAATAGCTGCTCAAATTGAAGCACTAAAAAATGAACTAGTAGCCTCTGAAGAAATCATTGCAGCTTATAAGAATAAAGAAGCTGAAATGATTAAAAAAGAAAAAAATATGAAAAGAATGGCATCTCTTATCGAGAAAGGTGTTGATTCAGAGTCAGCATCAGCCACTGTTGAAAAATTAGCAGACCTTACTGACGAAGCTTTCGAAGCAGTAACCAGTCTTGTAGCTCTAGCTGCTAAGCCAGTTAAGCCAGCAGAAAAGATCGAGAAAAAAGAAACCAAAGCAGAAGAACAATCTGATGTTTCAGAAGTTTTAGAAACAGCAGAAGCAACAGAAAGTATTGATCTTAGTGTTGGTGAGGATAGCGAAGAACCAGCAGTAGAAAATACTAGAGCAGCTTTAGTAGATTTTGTGTATAGTAGATTAGGCAAAAAATCAACCAATAAGGGAGAGTAAACATGGCTCTAAAACCAGACCGTATAGAAGCTTATACTGATATTTCATTTTTCTGCAATACTACAGCAGAGCGCGGTGGTATCGTTTCACACGTTACTGGCGGTAGTGGCGTTAGTATGGACGATTCAAACGCAGTAGTTGCTTATTCAGCAACTGGAAGTGGCGTTAAACCAGCCGGTCTATTACTAAATGATGTTGTTAATATTGACTTAACAAGACAACACATCAATTGGTTCAAAGACGAGGTTCAAGTTGGTGGTAAGGTAATCGTTTTACGTCAAGGTCAAGTAACAACCAACATGCTTGAGAGCGTAGCTCCAACAATTGGTCAAGATGCTTACTGTGGCGTTAGTGGTTTACTAACAAATGCTTTGCCTACCAGTGGTGTTAAGGTCGGTCGTTTCCTAAGCACCAAAGATCCTGATGGCTATGTCAAAGTTGATATCAACATAACTTAATTTTAAGGGAGAAGAAACTTATGTCCACCAATCGTTTTGAACCAACACCAGAGCTTACTGACCTATTAGTTCGTTCTGGTTCACCAAGTAGAGAAGTATCAGTAGCAGCTTGTCATGAGTTTGCTAAGGCCCTAGAGCTACCTCTTCGCAAAGGTTTGTTAAGCGGAGATATTCTAAATGGCATTTTTGAGCCAATTAAATTGGCCCCTGGTGCTACTCCAGAATTTCCACTTGACTTTTTAGCTCCAGGTTCTGAAAGAGATTTCGTAGCCTATACCATCCCAAATCACGGATATATTCCAGAGCGTCACGTTGAGAGCGATTACGTCATGGTTCCAACCTATGATATCGGCGCCTCAATCGATTATCTCTTAAAATATGCTCGTAATGCTCGTTGGGATGTTGTTGGTCGTGCTATGGAAGTTCTCGAAGGCTCATTTGTTAAGAAGATGAACGACGATGGCTGGCACACTCTATTAGCTGCTGGCGTTGATCGTAATATCGTAGTATTCGATAGCGATGCATCAGTTGGTCAGTTTACTAAGCGTCTAGTAAGTCTCATGAAGACTGTTATGCGCAGAAACGGTGGCGGTAATTCTGCTAGTAATAATCGTGGTTTACTAACAGATCTTTATGTTTCACCAGAAGCAATGGAAGATATCCGCAATTGGGGTCTTGATCAAGTTGATGAGATTACTCGTCGTGAAATTTATGTAGCTGCTGATGGTACACTAAACCGTGTATTCGGAGTAAATCTACATGATCTAGATGAACTCGGAGAAGGTCAGGAATATCAACTATTTTATAGTAATATTCTTGGTGGTACACTACCACAAAACTATAGTGGTTCAGATGACAAGGTCGAACTTGTTGTTGGTTTAGATCTTCGTAAGAGCGACAGCTTTATTATGCCAGTTCGTGAAGAAGTTCAAATTTTTGAAGATGAAACACTACATCGTCAAAAGAGAGCTGGTTATTATGGCTGGGCAGAGCAAGGCTTTGCTGTTCTAGATAATCGTAGAGTACTACTTGGCGCTCTCTGATTTTTAAAGAACATACCATCAAATAAAGAAAGGCTGGCCTCGCGCCGGCCTTTTTTTTTAGGTGTATTATACTAATAACCTGATGCTTTTTTGATTTAATGCCCATAACTCTATTAATATAGTAGGATATAATATGGCAGCAAGTAAATATGATTTTCCTATAGAACAAGGTAGTTCTTTTAAACTTAGTTTAGTTTATAAAGATTCTGATGATAATGTGGTCGATTTAACTGGTTGGTGCTCCAGATTAATCTGGGTAACTAATACTGGTACTACACAAGTATTTACAACAGAAAATGTAAATGATACTTCTTATAATTTTACAATAGATGGTACAAATGGTAAGATTATATTATTAATACCGGCCAATACCACTAATTTATTTAATTTTTTTGGCGCAAAATATGACCTAGAATTACAAAGTCCCGAAGAGCTGTATGCTGGTGGCGGTAAATATACTATTAGATTATTATATGGAGATATAGAAATAGTTAAAAGATATACCCGTTCTGGTACTGCTCTGGAGTGTCAATGAGCGATTTTATATTGCAAATTATTGAACAAAATGTCAATAAAATACAAATCGAAACTAGTATCATAGATGTAACTCCTACTAAAATAGAGATCGAGCAGTTTAATAATGTTAATGTTGATAATGCTTATATAGAGAATATAATAGACAATGTCGAAATTCAGACATATGATTCTATTAATTTACAAATTACTGATACTGGTAAAATTTTAGCGGGAGATTTACCAGATAATATTCCAATGAGTAAAATTATTGGAAATCTTCATTATACAAGAATAGATGATTTAGATAGTCATATTATAGATATTGCTGGTTCTGGTGGCGGAGGGGGAAATGGCTCCCAAGGTATACAGGGAATACAAGGAAAACAAGGTATTCAAGGAGCACAAGGGTCACAAGGTAGACAAGGAACTCAAGGATTATATGGAGTACAAGGTATTCAAGGATCTCAAGGAGGAGGAGCCCAAGGAATTCAAGGTATACAAGGTTCTCAGGGTAGACAAGGTATTCAAGGAAGTATAGGGGCCGGATTACCAGGTTCTCAAGGAATTCAAGGAATTAGAGGTAACAGTGGTATACAGGGCTCAACTGGTTCCGGCAGTCAAGGAATACAAGGCATCCAGGGTAGACAGGGAATAACAGGTAGGCAAGGAATTCAAGGGATCCAGGGAACCAATGGTGGCCAAGGTATTCAAGGAATTCAAGGAGTTCAGGGTATTCAAGGAAGTACTGGTATTGGATCTCAAGGCGTACAAGGAATAATTGGTGCTTTATCTTGGACACCAAATTTTGTTGGAAATATAAGTCAATATGCTAGTAATTCTAACTCTTTTATTAAAACCGTTAGTACCGCAACCGCACAGGTTTATTCTAGCGAAGGATATACGAACGGAGCGTTCTGTTCTGCCAAACTTTCTGCAACAGATTTTGCAGCAGCTTTTGGTTTAACTAGCGATCCTACAGCAAGCTCAGATTATTCTACAATAGATTATGCCTGGTATTTTCTTGGTAGCTATGCGCTCGTTATTGAAAATGGTGTGAGTAGTGATACTTATTTCTTTTCTTATACTTCATCAAATATTTTTTATATTACTTATGATGGTATTTATATAAGATATTGGGTAGACGGGGTTTTATATAGAACTGTTCAAAGATCAATAGGTAGTCCATTATATTTTGATGGTATTCTTTATAATCTTAATAGTAGAATAGATTCTGTTTCTTTTGGACCAATGGCTCAGTCTGGTAGTCAAGGATTACAAGGCATACAAGGCATTCAAGGTAGACAAGGAGTTCAAGGCATTCAAGGATTAGGAAGTCAGGGTATTCAAGGACTTCAAGGAAGACAAGGTGTCCAAGGTATCCAAGGTCCGCAAGGAACACAAGGCATTCAAGGCTCTCAAGGTACTCAAGGTTCACAAGGCATTCAAGGTATTCAAGGTATTCAAGGAATTACTGGCAGTCAGGGAGTACAAGGAGTTCAAGGTATTCAAGGTAGACAGGGTATCCAAGGTATTCAAGGAATTACTGGCGGTCAGGGGATACAGGGCATACAGGGAGTACAAGGTATTCAAGGTCCACAAGGCATTCAAGGAGTTCAAGGAGTTACTGGCAGTCAGGGAGTACAAGGCATTCAGGGTAGACAAGGAATTCAAGGTATATCAGGATCATTTGCTGGACAAGGTATACAAGGAATTCAAGGCTCACAAGGATTACAAGGAATTCAAGGATTATTAGGTGATCAAGGTATTCAAGGAGTTCAAGGGATAACTGGTAGCCAGGGTAGTCAAGGAATTCAAGGAATTCTTGGTAATCAAGGAATTCAAGGCATACAAGGAATAGACGGTGCTTTTGCCGGACAAGGTATACAAGGAGTTCAGGGAATTCAAGGTATTGGTTCACAGGGAATACAAGGTTCTCAAGGACTTGACGGAGCATTTGCCGGACAAGGCATTCAAGGTCCGCAAGGAGTTCAAGGACTTCAAGGAGCACAAGGTTTTATTGGTAACCAAGGAGTTCAAGGATTACAAGGAATTCAAGGAACTGATGGAAGTCAAGGACTACTTGGAAATCAAGGGACTCAGGGAATCCAAGGAGTCCAAGGAATTCTTGGTAATCAAGGCTTACAAGGAATTCAAGGAATTATTGGAGCTCAAGGCGCTCAAGGAATTCAAGGTATTCAAGGTAGACAGGGTATTCAAGGAGTTCAAGGTCCACAAGGAGTTCAAGGAATTCAAGGAAACGATGGAGCTTTTGCTGGACAAGGTATTCAAGGAATTCAAGGCAGACAAGGTATTCAAGGAATAACTGGAGGTCAGGGAGTTCAAGGTATCCAGGGGAATACTGGAAGCGCTGGAAGTCAGGGAATTCAAGGAATTCAAGGAAGACAAGGAATTCAAGGAGTACAAGGAAATGATGGAGCTTTTGCTGGACAAGGTATTCAAGGAATTCAAGGCAGACAAGGTATTCAAGGAGTTAGAGGAGCCCCAACATGGACACCGAATATTACTGGCGCAGGAACACTTACCCAGTCCTCAACTGAACCAAGTACTTTTAATCACCCCATAAATGATGGAACATGTCAAGTATATTCATCTGAAGGATACACAAGAGGAGCATTTTGTTCTGCATCTGTTACTGGTAGTTCTAATTTTGGTATTTTTGCATTTGGTTTAAATAGTGATCCAACAACAGATGTAAATATGGAAAGTATAGATTATTGTTTTTATTGTATTGTTGGCAATATAAATTCTACTACTGTTGAAATAGCAATATATGAAAATGGTACGCTTAGAACATATCCGGGCAATGTTACAAGTACTTCCACTCTTGCTATTACATATGATGGAAGTAATATTAGGTATTTAGTAAATGGTACTGTTGTAAGAACTGTTGCTAGAAGTATTGGATCGGCCCTTTATTTTGATTCAGCTTTTTACCAGATATCCACTTTAAGTTCTGTTGTTTTCGGGCCTATGGGAGAAATAGGCAGTCAGGGAATCCAAGGTATCCAAGGAATTCAGGGCATAACTGGCACTCAGGGTGCTCAAGGAATCCAAGGAGTACAAGGAAACTCTGGAAGCTCTGGAGCTCAAGGAGTTCAGGGTATTCAAGGTAGACAAGGCTTACAAGGTATTCAAGGAAATTCTGGCAGTTCTGGAAGTCAAGGCATTCAAGGTAGTTCTGGAAGCTCTGGGAACCAAGGAATTCAAGGAATTCAAGGAAGACAGGGTATTCAAGGTATACAAGGATCACAAGGAAATACTGGAACTCAAGGAATTCAAGGTATTTTTGGAGCTTTATGTTGGACACCAGTATTTAGCGGAGATGTCGCACAATCTTCTAGTAGTACAAATAGTTTTATAAAAACAGTTAGCAATGGTACAGCATCGGTTTACTCCCAAGAAGGATACACAAGAGGAGTATTTTTCTCTGCAAAACCATCTAATAATAATGTTGTAACAGCTTTTGGATTAACCAGCGATCCTACTGCAAGTGCCAATTACGACACTATAGATTATGCTTGGTATTGCTACAATAGTGGAGCTGCTGGCATATTTGAAAATGGAGTTATACCAGTTGTAGTATCCGTTTCCTATTCATCGTCAACAGTGTTCTCTATTACTTATGATGGAGCAAATATTAGATATTGGGCAGATGGTGTCCTATACAGAACGGTAGCTAGAGCAATTGGTAGTCCATTATATTTTGACTCATCAGTCTATACATTAAATACTGGTATAAATTCAGTTACTTTTGGACCTATGGGTGAAGTCGGAACTCAGGGGATTCAAGGTATTCAAGGAAGTATTGGTAGTCAAGGAGTTCAAGGAATTCAAGGAAGCTCAGGAAGTCAGGGTATTCAAGGAGTTCAAGGCAGACAAGGCTTACAGGGTATTCAAGGAAGTTCTGGCAGCGCTGGAAGTCAAGGTGTTCAAGGTATTCAGGGTAGTAGCGGAAGCATTGGAAGTCAAGGCACTCAGGGCATTCAAGGTAGCGCTGGAAGTTCGGGAAGCCAAGGTATTCAAGGTATTCAAGGTATTCAAGGAATAACGGGTAGTCAGGGTAGTCAAGGTTTACAAGGTATTCAAGGAATAATCGGAAGTCAGGGCGTTCAAGGTATTCAAGGACTTACTGGAGGTCAGGGCATACAAGGTATTCAAGGTCCACAAGGCATTCAAGGTATTCAAGGAATAACTGGAAGTCAGGGAGTTCAAGGCATTCAAGGACTTTACGGAAGTCAAGGACTACAAGGTATTCAAGGAGGTCAAGGTAGCCAAGGAATACAAGGTGTTCAAGGAACCACAGGTTTAAATGGATTAAGTACTGGAGCGAATTTTTTCTTAAGCTCTTCTGTAACACAATTTAACTCCTATAAACAACTATCAAAAACACCAAGCGGCGCAGGATCTCAAACAATATCAATAAATTTAGCCGGTCTTGAACAAAATAGATTAGTAGCATCATATATTACAGATGTTAATGAACCAAATGCATACCTTGTTCCTCCTGGTATTTGGCATTTATATAGCTATTTAACAAAACCAACACCTAATAGTAATGTTACATATTATTATACAGTTAGTAAATATCCAATTGGTGGCCCAGAAACACTACTGGTAACGTCAGATACTGTTCAAATAGGCTGGGATACTGATAATACTACTCCAGTAGAAACTAAGAGTAACGCTGTTATAGCAACTAATAGTTTAAATCTCACCGATAGAATAGTTATTAATATTTATCTGAATAATAATGATAATAATACTAGATTAACCACATTTTATACAGAAGATGCTCATTATTCTTATTTAGTAAGTACTTTTTCTACTCCGGGTGTTCAAGGCATCCAGGGCATACAAGGTATTCAAGGAATAACTGGCAGTCAGGGCGTTCAAGGCATTCAAGGTCCACAAGGCATTCAAGGTATTCAAGGAATAACTGGCAGTCAGGGCGTTCAAGGCATTCAAGGTCCACAAGGCATTCAAGGTATTCAAGGAATTACTGGCAGTCAAG